TGCCGTACACTGTGGGCCAAGATTCTTGCCATTCTTCGCTACCTAATAGCACCCAGGCATTACTGGTGTTTTTGTACCAAATGAGATTGTAAATATCGTCTTCTTGGTTGGTGTTCACTACTGCATAATCGCCTACACTGCCCACACTGGCGTCGGGAATATAGTACGGAGTCCCTGTGACAGGCCATGTGGCTTCTGTCACATCAGCAGCATCAGAAACTATGATCGGTGTTTTTGTAGTAAATGTGTTGTTTACAAAGCTCCATTCTTGAATGCCCCACGCAGTTTCGGATGTGTCCAGCCAATAGGTACCGTCTGCAGGCTCACCCACTGGACGACTCAAGCTTGCTGTCAATTCTGTGAGATTGATATTAGCACGCTGAACGTAGGCTCGATTGCTGATGCCCAGTGCAGAATACGCTGCCAGCAGGCCATACTCATTGAGTTCATAGCCATTGATAGGTGTGCCAGTGGTGGTCTGATAAAAGAAAGGTACCCCAAAAGTTGCAGCAAGGTCACGCTGACTGGTAATGAGATAAGTTTTGTTTACGTTTGCAGCAGTGGTACCAGCTGCTACACCAACTCCAGCACCAGACACTTTGTCTTGCGCGGTAGCTACGAGAAAAAACGGTACAGTGTTTACCGCTGACGGAATATATTGACTTTCGTCAATAACAGTGACTTCTACGCCTGGTGATATCTGAGCCATAGTGGGTTCCTCTATAAGTTGTAGATATTTATAGAATGATTGAAAAAAACACCCAATTGGCAGCCCTTACATAAGGTCCGCACGTAAATACTCCATGCGACCCATGTGTTTGGTATGTAATCAAAGACCTCGAGCAGTGAACTGCTGGCGGAATAATCAAGTGTACTATCGTACCCGCTGCGATAGCTGTATCAAAAAGAATAAAAAAATAAAACCAGTGGTGCCTAGATGGCAACTCAATGGCTATAAGAAAAAAGTCTCATGTGATCGCTGCGGCTTTAGATCCAGACACTCTGCACAACTGCTGGTCTATCATGTAGACGGCGATTTATCAAACTGCACAATGAAAAATTTGCGTACAATTTGTCTAAATTGTTCAATTGACGTTACACGTTCTGACCAACCCTGGCGTCCAGGCGATCTCGAACCAGACACATGACTTGTTGATACAACACATCCAACGATCCGTTGTTGTCTAGAACAGCATCAAATTCAGTGCCTACCCAAGCTGTTTCCGAAGCATGTATATTCAGCTGATCCATTTTCATTTTGCTAATAGCCCAAGCCATGTTGCATGGACCAGCATTGACATTGGCTGCGTCTTGAAACCATTCTGGTTCATCTCCCCGTACCACTCTTACCACTTGGCCTCCAGCTGATCTTATGGCTGTGATTTCATTGGGGAAACGCACGTCTGAAATTACAACATTGTCTCGAGAATTACGCAATTTATTCTCCAAGCTTGCTATCCATATATCATCGTGAAAATGTTTTCTGCAGACTTCAGTGCCCCAATGTTGCAACACCCAACGTGGAGTAAGTTGCGAAATTGCCAGTCGTTGACTCCACCATAGATCCAATCGCTCTCTCCATTCTCTGGCTTCTTTGGTACGACCTTCTAGCATGGTACGATCCCAACCAAAAACTTGGCTCACAGCGTCTTTGAGACTGTTGGCAAAACTTTCTCTACGAAAACCATGAAAATTCACTAGATAATCTGCAATGGTATCTTTGCCTGATCCAATAAAACCACAAACACCAATAATCATCGAAGTTCCTTTACCTTGAGATATTGCAATGTATCTTGCAGCATTGATATCTGGCGCCGACAATCTTCCAGAGCATTGTGTGTGGCCGGTGGGGACTCTAAGTCCGGCCAAAGAGCAAACACTGTTCTGCTATCTCGTACAGAAAAATACTGCCAAGGCAATGCCTTGTTGAGACTTTTGTACGCATGCTCTAATATGGTCATATCGTAGGTTGGGCCTTGTGCCCAAACACATTTGGCTTTCCACACAATTCGAGTGAGTCCGTCCAGTGCTTCGGCCAAAGGCACACGCCCTTGCTCGCCAAACGCTTCTTGTTTCGCTGCTGCTGGTTGAGTGGCCCACCATTCTATGGTACTGTCTTGTATGCTACGTTCGGTTTGACTTTCCAAGTCTACTCTCACATAAAAACTGTGGTCAGCATAGTAGCCCGAGCCTAAAGGATCAAAGCCTTGGGCAGCAATGGTCAGTATTGTGGTATCAGGACCGGTACCTAGTCCCTCGATATCAAGCATGATGTGCATTTTGCCAGTGTAGCAAAATGTCAGCTAGATGTCAATCAACCAATGACCCAAGTCAGCGGTTGCGAAGCATCTACGTAGTTGACCAGTTGCCCAATCAGTTCATCTTGAGCTGTTTTGGCTTCGGTCTTCATTGCTGTGCCGTTTAGCTGGCCGCCACCCTGCGGTCCGGCTATGGTACCAAACTTTTCACGTGCTTCGCCTATGATCATTTTGCAAGTGGCAACCATGTAATCACGAATCCATTGAACAATTTGATAGTCACTCAACAGTTGAATTTCAGGTTTGAGTTGGTAAGTCCACAGCAACACTGCTTCGCCTGTGTTTTTGGGATCACGAATCAACTGCAGCTTCTTGGTCACAGGGTTATAGGTATAATTCATGTAGCCGCCAAACATTCTAGCAGCCAGTTCAGTGTACTGACTGTAAAAATCATACGTGGCAAGACCGCCAGCTACGTTGAAATTCATGAGATAAACTTGCAAACTGGCCTGTGAGAATGGATCAAAATTTGATGCAAAAGGTCCTGTGGCATCACCAAATGTTCTACGAAACACCTGTCTCACACTCATTACTTCTTGCGGCAAGGTATAAATGTTTTCATCCTTGACAAGGTAAAAGAAAATGTAAGCTTCTTCATAGGCATTGTTGGCGCGCTGCCGATAAGTGCCTATGGTTTTTTGATAGGCAATTTCCAAATGTGCTGGATCAAGTTCAAGATCAATGATTTGACTGCCCAGCATTAGCTGGCAATACTCGATCAAATTTTGTTTAAGTTCACGCAGTGTGTCTTGCTGTTCGGACATGATCCTATATTTAGTCATTACCACGCCTTGAGTATCACAAGACTTTCTGTGCCTCTAGCATTCCATTGTGTTTCTGTGGTAGTCAGCTCTTTGAAAATTTTACGAGCAGCTGGTTTGCCTGCTGCAACAATGGCTTTGACTACGTCTGCGGGTTTGCGAACAGTTTTTTGTTGCGTTTCGCTGGTGCTGTATCCAATGATTGAGTTGTTTTTTACAGTAAACACCTTGGCATACTCATCGGCTACAACATGAATCAGTTTGCGTTTTTTAGTATCATAGAGCCAGGCTTCAGTTTTGTCTACTAGTTGGGCAGCAGGCAGTGATTTCAATTTGAGTTCTGCAAATTCAGTCAAGATTTTGAATTTGGCAGCACGTTTTTCTGGACTTACGGGTTTGACTTTGCGTGGCTTGCGTTCTACTTTTTTGATCTGCACGTAGGCACCGCAGTCGTCAATTACAATTTCGCAGAATTTCACAATGTTACGCAATTGGATTTTGGTAAAGCGATAACCCTCTACCAACTGTGCATCACGCGCTGCTTGCACTGCTTCGAACTCTTCTAGTCTACGCTGCCATACCCCTCGGATATCCGACACCATCTGTGGAGCAATATTCATGGCTCTGATCACTGACACTGGCTTGAAGTCAGCTGTAATTTTGCATCCACCAGCTACAAACTCATCAAATAATCCCTCTAGCTCGCCTGCGCACTCTGCAACTTTTTCCCGCAGACGATCTTGAATTGTGGGTCTAAACAACTCAGGTTTGGCTGCTTCTTCGGCCTTGGCTTGTTGTTTTACGGCCAAAATGTCGGTAATGCTTTTATTCAGTTTGAGTTGTTCACTGTCAGTGAGTTCTAAGCCCATGTCTGCCATGCGGCACAACCATCCAGTGGTGGGTCTGATTTGACTGTCAGGAATCGCGCGAACCAATTTGGCATCTTTGCTGCGCTGATGCCTATCTAGATACTCTACAATAAAATCTTTGGCTTCTTTTTTGGTGTAAAAATAACCGTACCAGTTGAAAGCTCTGGTCATTGAGCTAAGTCTGGTATCTGTGGGCTGCACTGCCCACCGCGGTTCTTCGCCTACGTATTTGGTGTCAGGATTGCGCGGATTAAGAGGTTTGATCACGGCAGCAGATTTCATACAGGCTCCTTTGATTGCAATTATAGCACCTTGCCAATATCCGGTCAACCTGCCCATAAATACTCAATTATGCCACGGCTTAGCCTTTATCGTCCCAATCGCACTCGAGATTACCAATTTCTAGATCGTACCATTTCAGAAATGTACACAGTGGGAGGTCTTGACATCTTTGTGCACAAATACATGGGTCCACAGACCGGCGGGCAAGATTCTGCACTGTCAGGTAACGGGGATGCCACTCAGCCCATCTACGAAGATTTGGATGTACTCAATATCCAAGATTTACTACTTTTAGAAAATCGAGATCGTATCTACGATCCAGATATCTATGTCATGCGGGGAGTTTATCGTGTACAAGATGTAGATTTTGATCTCACGCAATTTGGTTTGTTTTTGAACACAGATACATTGTTCATTACCTTTCATTATAACGACATGCTTGATACCTTTGGCCGCAAGCTTATGGTAGGCGACGTTTTAGAAGTACCCAATCTCAAAGACTACAATCCGTTGAACACAGCCTTGCCCTTGGCTTTGCCAAGATACTATGTGGTGCAAGATGCAGCATTTGCGTCTGAAGGTTTTTCTGTGACTTGGCAACCACATCTTTGGCGAGTAAAAGCCTCGCCGTTGACCAATGCTCAAGAGTATAAAGACATTTTGGATAAACCTTTTGTGGCCGAGTACATTTGGGATCCAGGTGATTTTTATCCCATGGGATCTATTGTAAACTACGGTGATGTTTACTACCGTGCCATCCAAAATGTGCCCGCAGGAACAGAGATCGGCAACACCATCTATTGGATGGAATATGAACCTCCTTCAATATCTGACATGCAAAGTACCAGACCCAAGGACTATGAAATCAACGACGCAATTCTGGCACAGGCCAACGTAGAGGTGCCTACTTCAGGCTATGATGTAAAAGATTTCTACATAGTACCCACTCTCGAAGACGGTGAGCCAGCCAATCCGGTAGGTCTAGGTGCGGGATCAACAGTAACAGTGGATGGCACTCAAGGTGGACAAAATGTCACTCCCCGAGCTGATGGATACACTGCTGGCTATCTCACTGGCGACGGTATACCTCCCAATGGTTTTCCGGTTACCCCCGGTGTGAGTTTTCCTGCCAGTCCTGTATCTGGCGATTACTGTTTGAGATTGGATTACAAACCCAATCGCCTGTTTAGATATGATGGGCGGAGGTGGATCAAGATTGAGGAAAAAGTTCGTACACAACTGGACAACGGTCCAGTTAATCAAACTCTACGCTCAGGCTTTGTCAACAATACATACACTACCAATACCAATGACATGGGTGCCATACCACAGCGACAGAGTTTAAGCGAGGCACTGCGGCCCAAAGCCGATAACGGCGACCAAGGTGGTAATTTGCCGCCCAATCCGCCACCACCTTATTCAAGATAACACAAATGGTTTCTCAATATTTTTATGACGAACAAATACGCAGGTTCTTACTGCAATTCACCAGAGTATTTTCTGGTTTTCAAGTAATGTACAGTAACGAAACTGATGGTGTGAACGAGGCTGGTCTGTTGAGAGTACCAGTTCGCTATGGCGATGCCAGTCGCAATCCTCAAACCATCATACAAGAAAATTCTGCCAGTGCTTTACCATCCACCCCATTGATGACATTCTATATCACTGCACTGGAATATGACCGTCCCAGAATACAAGAGCCTTACTTTGTGGATCGTTTTGCAGTGCGACAAAGAACCTACGATGAGGCTACCGAAACTTATGAAACCACACAAGGTAATGCTTTTACCGTAGAACGACTGATGCCCGTACCTTACAAGCTTACAATGAATCTAGACATCTGGACATCCAACACCAGTCAAAAACTGCAGTTGTTGGAACAAATACTCACACTGTTCAATCCCAGTTTAGAAATACAGTCAACTGACAATTATATTGATTGGACCAGTCTTTCAGTGATGTACTTGGATCGTGTAAATTGGACTAGCCGAACCATTCCTGTAGGCACAGAAAATCCCATTGACATTGCCACACTTACTTTTAGCATGCCTATTTGGATATCATCGCCGGCCAAGATCAAAAAACTGGGTGTGGTAGAACGCATAATTGCTGGCATATTCGACGCCCAAGGCAATGCAGTAGACGCCATAACCAACAATGATTTGCTACTGGGAACCAGGCAGATGTTTACTCCATGGAGTTACAAGTTGGTAGTAATAAACAACAAGATTCAAATTCTGCCTGAAAAAACTGTTGTGCCTAATGGCAGCTACGAAG